TATGTCACCACTACCACTGCTAACAGTTGCTTTAACAATTTTATTGTTTGAATCCAAACCTAGGTTACCACCACTAGCTATTGTGCCAGTGTCTATATCCTCTAAATAGACATCGCTACGAAATCTAGCTATTAAATCGTATATATGTTGACCTATCCATTTCATTATATTTTTATTCTAACGTCCATAGTGGGTGGAATTGTAGCGTGTGTTAGTTGGATGGTGTATCCTGTAACCCCTTCTTCCACCGCAATATCCTCCTTATTCAGCACGAGAGTGCTGCCGACGGGAACCGTTACGTTTTTCAAGAGATAAACTGTGGTTGGGGTTGTTACCCTGGTTATACTAAGATCTAACGTGGGAGCGCAAGTTGCCGAGGTGTTTACAAAAGTAATAGAGCTCGGGGCACCAGACCAATACTTACCAAAACTAATAGGAGATGCGCCTACCTGTAGATATCTCGTAGCAGCGGTTTCCTGTAGATTGACATTCGACTGAACATCTCTTATACTTGGGATCTTACCTCTTCTAATCCCCTCTGCGTCTCTATCTGTCCTTTTCATTTAATTATACCGACCAGTAACCGTATTCAACCGTACAAGCGCCCACATAAGCCTCAGCTGTTATAGCTTGAGCAGTATACAAAGGTATGAATATGAACTCACCTACTCTAAGTTTGAATTTTGAGTCTCCGTCTAACAATATTTGAACCCATGGATCAGTACCTGTTCCAGAAACATTCTTTATGTATACGTAAGAGAATGCTGCGTTAGAAGCAACTAGCGCTTGAGCGCTGCTAGTGGCTATACTGGTCCTAGCGATGTTAGCCGAGGGTGTTGTTACTGTTAGAACGCTTGTAGTTGTTGCGTCTAAGGCAGATGTACCTGTGTCAGAACTTGTTAGCGTTAATTTTGCTGTTAATGTTGCCATAGTTTTAGTTTTATTATTTGTGTTTACAACCCTCTAGTTTTGCTAGTTCTTTTTCAAGCTCTACTATACGGTCTTCGTTTTCGTTTATTATTTTAATCTTTTTCTCTAGTCTTCTATCTAGAATTATAATATCTTCTCCTAATTGGGCTATTTGACTATAAGCCATACCCATGGTAAAGATAATACCTATTATCCAGATTATATTTCCGATGTTAATTTTAAAGTCTTTCATTACCAGAATATCAGTTTAACTATATAACCTATAACAGCAGCATACAAACCCCAAAGAGCTCTTGTCACTGTAGACTTCCATTTTTTCATATAATGAAAGTCACGAACATCCTTCATCCAGCCAGCTAGGTTTTTATCTCTCTCGTCTAAACGATTAGTATTCTTGTTAACTCTAACTACTAAACCCTCGTCTGGGTCTAATAACTTAATCATCAGTCTATCCAACTTGTCATTTATCTCCCTAACGTCCTCTCCCAAAGTTTCGATATCTTTTTTCATTAATGCTATTTCTTGTGCAGTTGTTGCCATATCAAATTATAATCACTTGTTATTTAAATTGTTTACTAGTGTCGGATAACAGGATACACTGTTGGTCCGGTTTTCTTTTTCTTTTCATCCTCCCTTTCTATCCCAACATTATAAGGAGTCCAACCTGCCGCCATAAGTATTCTTTGCCACGCCTCGTACTGATCACTCATAGCGTGTTGCAGGTTAATAATATTTTGATATGGAGAATAAACAGGTGCGTTAGTGGTTGCTTGTATAGTCATCAACGAAGCCTCTAGAGATGGATTACCTAGTTCAAATTTAAACTCATCATTTTTCTTGATTTTAGCCCATTTTTTCTTATCACCAGCAGCATCCAACATACCAAATTTAGAACCAATTGGAGGTGATATATTTAATAAATCTTCAGCAACCTCACTGTAATCGGCATTAAAACCAGGTTTAGAACTTTGTTTAAAGTATTCTAACATAGCGTTTTTAAATGATGATATAACAGCTCCTTGTACCCCAAAACCTCTTAACATAGAATCTGCGACCGTTTGTAGTGCGTACGCCTTTGTGTTAGCTAGTTTTTCATCAGACACGTCATCGTCATTTAACAACATAGCAAATAACGCTGATTGTAATCCAGCAAATATAGCTACTTGAACACCCATATAATAGGATATTCTACCTACTTTTTCTGACAACTCTCTACCTCCTTTAAATCTACCTTTTGATATGTCTAGTATATCCTTCATACCAGCCCTATTCATCTGCATTGGCGTGTTAGCAAATGGTAATATAAATCTACCGATTAATGATGTTTGTTGTCTAGATAATAGATCTGCTCTCGATGACTGCTGTGTTCTCTCTGCAATCCATTGGAAATCTAACCAAGCCTGCTTTTCAGCCTCTTTAGTTTTCACGCCTTGCTTTTCATACATCTTAATTCTATTTCTATAGAACGTAGCTCCACCAAGTGATATTGCAAAACTATCTGCCATTTTGGTTGGTAAGTAACCAGCTTTAAGAACCTTAGCAATTATTGATTGTATAGGATTTTGTGAGGAAGCGGCAGCAGATGCAATTTCAGCTTCAGTTACGTTTATAGCTAAGCCGTCTCTTCTTTGTTTTAACATGTCAGAGTTCATTATAAACTTAAAGTCTTTAGCGAACTGCTTAACATTACCCATTGCCTTGGCCGCGGCGATAGGGTTGTTCTCTCTCATATTTAAGAAGTTAGTGGTAGATATCGTTTGCAGTACTGCAGATCTAGTATTAAAGTTCATAATAGTACCAATACCTCCGTTTAGATAATTCATCATCATACCGCTACCCCTATCCATTTTTAAAGATCTAGTTCTACCAGTCTCCATACGATCAAACATATCCTCAATGTTTTCTCTCCAGTTAGTACCCAACTTAGACTCCATCTTATTTAGATTCTCTGTAGTAAATATTTCATTCTTTACATCTATCCACTCTTGAAGATATTGTTTTCTACTAACACCTCTATTTATATTAGTAACCTCACCAGCCATTGTTTCCGCCCACCAATCTTGCCCTGGTTCTTTTAAACCTTTTTCTTGCTTAGTTATTCTAGCAAATTGTTCCGCATAAGCTTGTAGCTTTGGATTGTTTATTATATGTTGCACTAACTTGGCCTCTGTTGTTTTTGCTAAATCTGGGATTTTATAACCAGCTTTATTCCAAAGATAAACCCTCATCGCCATGTCGTTAGTAAATGTTGTGCCTTCAACAGCTTTCGAAATCTCTTTAACAACGTCTTTATTTTGCTTACGAAGATTCATGTAATCGTTTTTAGCATTTTGCCTAGCTGTGTTATAATCTCTTATACCTCTTTCAAATGGCATTACAAAGCTCTCTTTAAGCCATTTTTTATTTTTAATACCTTCTTTACCCTTTCCGTATAAAGGCTCTATAAGAAGCTCTAAATCAGCAGCGCTATCCGTCATAAGTATTCTTCTACGCTTAATATCTTTACCTCTAACTTTAGCTTCTGCTTTTGAAAATACTTTTTTAGATTCTATATCTAAAGAGTGTTCCATCACTTTATTGATACTAACATTTAAATCTTCAGATCTCAACGCTTGCTGCACATAAGATTTAATATCCAATTGATCTAATATTTCTTTAACAGGCTTGGTGTTTTTCATACCACCCAGTTCCTCGCTACGCATCTTAACTGCTGGCGTATATCCTTTTTCACTTGGAATTCCTTTAGCATCAGGATCTACTTCTAAAATCTTATTAAGATCTGCTCTTACCTTGCCATCAATTGTTTTTATAGCATTTTTTAAATCAAAAGTACCTTCTTTTACCTTCCATCCTATATCCGTAATAGGATCTCCTTTACCTTTGTATGCCCATTCTGCACTTTTAAGACCCTGAGCCTCTAATGAAACTTGACCATGGTAATAATCAAATCCACCATCGTTCATCTCGTGCGATAATAAGTCCCCTTTCTTTTGCACAATATCACGTATGCTCATATCTCCAAATGGTTGGCCATAACGATTAACAGCTGTTGTTGTGCCGTTTGAATCAAAAGTAATATTGTTAGTCGCTTTACCCTTTTTATCAAAGTTTATTATTTCTAGAACACGCATTTTCCCAGATATAAACCCAGGGAGAGATCTAGTAGATTTAACAGTTACACCATTAACTCTGTTTTCAACGATCTCAGTTCCAACTTCGTAACCATGTTCTGATTGTGCTAGAATTTCTGTTGTAACAGTTTTCTTATCTTTACTAACAGTTCTAGTTTCCCTAACAAACTCTTCAATTTTAGTAACACCACCTTCGTTATAAGGTACAAGTTCTACTTTTCTAGTAACATTACCTTCTTTAATCTGTACAACAGGAGCGTCTGTAGGACTGTCCATTCTATCCCAATACTGGTTGTCCGCATAAAAAGATGACAGTTTACCATTGTGGAAGATTATTCTTTTTGCTGATTTATCATACACCGTCCAATTATGGAAAGCATCATCTGTTAGCTTACCATTCTTCTTTTGTGTTATACACCACGGATTAGAGTTTTCACCCCAATGAGTGTCTATAACTTTTCTAACTGCCTTCTGCCCTTCTTTCGTATTCTCAACCTCATACGTAGTAATTCCTTTTTCTTTGTTACTTCCTGAGAATCTAAATTGCTTTACATTTTTAGGGTTTGTAGGGTTTGCTTTGGTTTTACCAGCATATTTTTCTATAATCTCATTAGGGTTTCTATAAGAGAATATATCTTCCTTATGTTTTTCAGCTATCTCTACCGCTTGTTTTACTTTGTAACCATCTTCGGGTAGTTTAACGTTACTCGTGGCTAACCATTTTGTCATTATTCGTTTATACTTTTTCCTCTTGTTAACAGGAACATCTAAGTTATCTACGAACTTAAACATCTCGTCCACTGTCTTGGAAACTAAGTTTTCTCTAGTTAAATCAGGCCTATGTTTACCTATGGTATTTTCAAACTCTAATCTAAGGTCACTAGATCGTAAGGCATTTTCGTAAGTATCAGGAGAGTCTAATTTGTTTACATCTCTAACGCTTTCTAAGGCTTTCTTTTTTTGTACTTTAGCTTGAACAACCTTGGACCTAACATCAACTTGACTCAAAGCGTTTTTAACAGCTTCGACGTTCTGCAAAGCGTCATCAGCAAAGTACATGTCGTTATATCCTTCAGCAAATTTCTTTAACATCCACATTGCTTTAGCCTCTCCAGTACTGTTACCTAAACCAGTAATATTTTTCAAAGGTATATCTAACCCCTGAGATTTTAAAAACTCACGTATAGGAATAGCCGCCTCAGGTGGTCTAGCTGTCAATATGAATTGGTCTTTTGTCCCAAACTTCTTAGCTCTATTTAAGGCTTCTTGAAATAATGGTCCTTTTTCTCCACCAGTAACAACGTTAAATTCCGCGAAGTCAAACTCACCACCTCTATCAAGTATATCTTTTCCTTCTGTAGCAAACTGCTCGGCATCTAATCTAACCTTCTCATACCCGCTAACGAAGTCGTTCATTTTATCAATTAAATCTTTTGGCATTGCATCTGCTTGTTTTAGGTTATCAGTCTTAACCTCCATAAACCTTTCACCAAACATTTTTGCAAATCCTTTCTTATTTCCTTGAACAGCCTCATGATTCTTCTCTACGATTTTATCTAATAAAGATCTTTCTGTCCTAGCTGTGTTTCTAGCCAAAGCAGTCGGCAGAGAGGTTTCAACAAACAACATACTAACGTCGTATCCTTTATCCTTAAACTCTTTTACTAAGCTCTCCATAGATTTAATAGAACCACCAGTACCATCAACAACAACCCCATCGGCCTCACCTTGATACTTCATCATCTTTCTTTTAGCAATACCTCTTGCTTGATGTTGTAAAGAACCTAGTGTACTTTTTTGCTCCTTAGTAAAGTCGTTCATGTTCTCTGGTAAACCATTATTTTTCTTTAACCACTCTAAAGATATATCAGAGTTAACGATTTTAAATCCTTGTTTTTCTAAGTTTAACTTTTTGATAACATTACCCTTACCACTACCAGCCCCGCCAGCCAAGAAAACTACTTTTCTATTTGGTTTCGGCATTCCGTCTGAATTTGGTATTCTAGCTCTAACTCCAGATTTGGTTGTAGCTAAAGTGTCGTCGAAATCCCAAGTAGACATACCTCTAGTTTTCTTCTTCTTAACCCTACCGTTTGCAACAGCTTTGTCTATCGCTATAGCCGCTCTCATCTTCTCGCCGTTGGTTAAGTCCTCTGATCTTAAGCCACTCTTTTCAAACACTTTGTTATTTGCTTTATTTAAAGCCTCCATTCTTTTTTCTAAAACCTTTACAGCTCTACCACCAGTTATAACATCAGTTAGTAGCCTATCGTAAGTTTTACCTGTTTTTAAATCTAAAGTTGTCTCAGCAGATATAAGTTCTCTCATCCAAGGGTACTTACCAGATTCTGTCGTAAACTTAAAATCAAAACTAGTAGCACCACCGTATTCCTTACCGTCATACTTCTTTTGCACTGACTTATCTATTATGCTTTGTTTAAATATTTTTGACAGTGATTTTTGATTCTTTAAAAAAGTAGCTTTGTTACCAGAGTTCTTTAACATGTTGATCATAAAGTTAGCATTCATGTTGAATAACTGGAAATCATGCTCACTATGTTTAACTCCCTTGTTTAAAGATATAGCGTCATGAGTAGCTAATCCTTTAGCAAAACCACCCTCAATATTTGTTTGCATTTGAAGAAGCCTACGTATATTATTTAAAGCGAGCGCTTTGTTGTTAGATTTAGCATAATAATCAAAAAGACTTTCATAAACCTTAGCATGTAATTTTGTGTTAGCATCTGTAGTTTGCTCGTACGTAGAACCTTTTTTAGCTAAGTACTTTTTAGTTTCGTTAGCAAGCTCGCTTTTAAGCTTGTCGCTGTTTTTAACCTTATTAAATTTAGGTAAATCCAAAAGCTTGTTCACTTTCTTTTTAAACGGCCCATTAGAAGTTGCTTTAACATGTTTGATGTATTTTGGTGATTTACCGGTACCTTTGTTTTCTGAGTACCATTGATTAGCCCAGTCTTTACCCCTGTACTCGCCATTGAGTTTTTGTTTACCCATATTAATACCAATAGCTTTTCTCATTACCGGGTGGTTAATCATTTCACTTGGCAACCCGTTGTAAAGCTCTTTAACAAAAGCATCAAACTCAGCTACTGCCTTCGGGTTTTCGTACCATTTTTTCTCAGCCATCTTACTTTCACCACGTATAGCTTTTGGTAAAAACGATTCTATTGTTTGAATAAAGTTTTTATCACTGTAGTTTTTATAGCCAAGTTCGGGTACAAATGGCCTCATTTCTGGATTAGTTTCTAAAAACCTTTGTGCTTCAAAATATTCTGTAAAAGTTTTAAGATCAACACCCTTAAGCTCGTAACCCATAGAATTAAAAAAGCTTTCTGCCCCACCATTTCTTTTGAGTAAGTCTGAGTAGTTTTTATTTCTTTCTACTAAAGCCCTAACGCCAAAACCAGGGAATTGCTCCTTAGCGTAGTCTATACGTTTAACATCTCTTATTAAGTCACTGAACATACTTATATCAGCATCAGATCTTAATCTTTCTGGTGTAGCTCCACGAAGTTTACGTAATGCTAATTCAGCTTTTAATCCTTCTAACTTTGCTTTTGCTTCTGGCTTTCCAGCTACTTTAGCTTCGAATTCTGGACTAAGTATACGTTCTCTAAATATTTGCAAAGCGAATGGATCACCAATACCTTCTTTTAAAGTGTTTCTTTTATTGTTTATTGTACCAGCGTCTCTACCAGTGTTTAGGTCTTTAACAAACTCTTGTACTCTAGCTTCTGTTGCTGGTAGTTTTTCCCATTTAGTTGTTCTAGCATTTGTTTCTTTTGTTACTTCAACAGGTAGTTCTGTTGATTTAAACTTCTTACCAGTATTTTTATAGTATTTACTAAATATAGTTTTACCCCAATTAGTATTTTCATAAAACTTAGGACTACTAAAGTCTTTCATAGCCTCATAGTTTATTGATCCGTTGTTGTCAACAAACCCATCTTCCGCTTTCTTTATTTCTGCTGGTTTTTTAAGGTCAGTTTTACCCCCTCTAAATAGCAAGTCCATTTCAGGCATAGACTTACCCCTCATTTTGTTAGCAACATTAACAAATGTTAAATCCTCTAAAGGTGTTTCAAAGAAAACATCTTCAGAAGCCTGTTCCATCCTCTCTACAGATCGTGGGTTTATTTTCTTCTTAACCCCACCACCATAATTAAACTCAAAATCTCTTAGTTCAATACCAGTATTTTCAGCAACAGTTTTACCGCTTTCAGCCATCTTAGATATACCTCCGCCACTTTGTATATCTGTTATGTCTGTTTTTATATCAGATATATCTTGACCGGAAATAACAACACCTTCTTTTTCAGCTCTCCTAGATTCGTACTTAGCATCAACACTTCTATTTTTGATCTCCTCCATTCTAGTTTTAAGCATACCAGTAACGTGTGAGTACAAGGTTCCTTTAGCTGGATCATATGTTCTAAATATATCTTGAAAGCCACGCTTGTCAGTAAGTGTGGCGTTAGCTAGCTCTGTTCTTTCGCTATCATAGCTTCTGTTATTTGCCTCAACCCTGTATCTTTCAGGTATGGTTCTCTGGTACATATTTAGAGCGATATCAAACATTGGCCCAAGCTTGTTCCCTAATATTGGATACTTCTCAAAGTTGGTGTGTGGTGAACTCATGTCTATGTCAACTCTATTTGGTCTAACCTTTTGACCCATCAACTCTCTATAGTCACTTATCTTTCCTTCGCCTAACTTTATATCTTTACTTTTAAAGTACTCTTGTGTTTCGTTTTTAAGCTTTTCAGGATTATTTACCTTACCGCCTCCCTCTAGTTCTAATATCTCTGAACTGTACTTCCTCTTACCAGTTTTACCTTGAGCAGCAAGATCTGCTTTTTCAATTAAAGGAGCGTCTGCGTCTATAACGGACCCAAGCTCTTTAAACATTTTAGTTTGGTTAACACCTTTCTTTACATTTTTAGAGTAATCTCTAAACCATCTTACAACATCTTTTTCTTGAGATAAATCATACTTTTGCCCACCTTTTTTACCGTACTCAGATATTAAGTTTCTTAAACCTAGATAACCATGCGAACCTTTTACTTTACTATAGTTAGATTTGTTACCTATGTTTTCGGCGATATGAGAAAATAATTCCCATTCTTTTATTCTTTGGTTATTAACAGAATCTTTAAGGTCGAACTTTTTGAGCTTTATAGCTTGTGCTAAGGTCATAGGTTTACCTATCATTTTAGAAAGATTAGTTCCACCAAGCTCTATAGCTTCTTTTTCTGATATGGTTCTTTCTAGTTCTATTTTTGACGCTACGCTATAAAGAGTATTAAGGAACTCACCCTTAAACACGGCGTTAGATCCAAATTCTCTTTCAAAGTAATCGTGGCTCATCTCATGAGCTTTTATATCCGGAGTATATAGCTCAGCGTTATATCTATAGACTTTCTTTTTACCACCGTCCTTAGTTATAACGTCGGCTCTAAAAGCGTTACCTTGCTCGTTAATCATTGCTTCCTGCCCAAACTTTAGCCTGTTGTTGTTAACAACTTCTATTTCTATATCTATACCTTGTTTTTTAGCATCCCTAATTTCCTGAGCATGTTCCCTTTTAACCATCTCGTTGGCTCTAGATGGATCCATATATCCCTCTGCTCTTTGCGCGTTGACCCACCTTTGTTTCATGTTATCGCTAACTTCCCAGTTTTTATAATATTCCTTTAGATCTTTATCGCTTAACTTCTCGTGAATTTTATTTTGCACTTTCTGATCCCAGAACCCATCTTTACTATCTCCAATTTCTCTATCAGTTACACCAGCTTTATCCTTAGCTAGTTTCTTCATGTTCTTTTGAGCTTTTCTCCATGTATTTTGTAAACCGGCTTTAGACTTGTAATCTGCAAAACCCTTAAAATGTGACATACCAAAACCTATCCCAATAAACTGGTTTGTTATTAATCTTTTTCCAATCTCACCAAAATCTCCATAGTGTTCTTCCATGAAGTCACCAAACTCCTTATTACCTAGAGCGTCTTGAGTAACAGCGGCCATTGTTTCTCCAAACTCAGAACCAGCAACAAAACTAGCGGGTTGAGTTATAAATGTTTCAAATAATTTTCTAGTATTAACATTTGCCCCTAGCTTATCAAAGTCCTTTAGCAAACCTTTCTTCTGCATATAAGGAGCTAGTGGTGCTAATATTCTTCCACCTACTCCAAAACCAAAACCAGTGGCAAGTCCTTTAACTGTAACGTGTCCCTCGTCAAAAGCTTCAATAGCTCCAAACTTCCCGGCTTCAAGACCACCGGTAATAAGTGTTGCAACACCCCTGTCTCTTACACTGTTAGTGGTAAATCTCATTCCTCGCAAGCCACCAGCTTTATCAAAACCAGAAACCCTACTACCGAGTGATTTAACATACTTATCCGTAGTCATACCTCTTTTAGCTGCTCTAGCCTTTATATTGGCGTCTGTAAATGTTTTACCATTCTTAACCCATCTACCACCTTGTAAGGTGTTCATGAACTTGTTAAAACCAGTTATAGTTTGAACGGGTTTCAAAAGCTTGTTTACAGCATAAAACTCTGCTAATATTCTTCCAGAACCAAACAAACCCTCATTAACCATCTCCCCAACACCTCTTTCTAAATACTCATCATCATCCGGCGTCATCTCGTAACCTAGTTGATTATATTTTTCACCAACTTTATCTAATATAACTCTATCTGTTTGGCCACCCATAAGCATGTCCGTGTAGTATTCACCTACAAACGGTTGTACAAACGAAGCAACAGATGTTTGTCCGTGGGATTTTTCAAAATCTTGTAATCCTTCGTTCAAAAAGTACATTCTCTTCAAAGCCTCGTGATCAGAGTTGTAATCTACAACGTCACTTTTTAATCTCTGCGTTTCTTCTGTTAGTTGATCTGTTGTTTTTAAAGTTTTACCGTTCTCATCTATCATCACAGCGTTACGGTATTCTGTTGAGCTAAGCAACTCTTTCAGGGTCATTTGTTTTTTAACCCTATTACCTGTTTTATCTATCTTATTACCGTAACCTAGAGTTTTAAAGCTTTCTTTAGTTGACCTTAGTAGCTCTTTGTTTTTCTCTTCTTTCGTGCCGCTCGTAGCTATGTCTAAACTAGTTTCGTCAACCATAAACCAATGCTTCTTGTTTAGATCGTTATTTAAACCACCTAAAGCTAAAGAGCTTCTTTGGTATTCTTCTTTTAGAAAAGAATAATCGGTCATTTTTAAATAGTCCTCTACGGATATATTTCTTTTCCTGGCTTCTTCTTTTATAAACTGCTCGTATTCTTTTTGTTTTTCACCAACATTTAACGTAACGTTACCTTTGTCTAAAAGCTTGTCGCGATGCTTATCGTCTGAGGCTACCCTTAACATACCTGTGTTAGGATTTAATAGCATGTGCTGCTTGTTTTCTAGCTTTCTTAAATCATTAACTTGTTTTATTTTTCTCAACCTATCAACATCACTAAGATTACCACTTTTTATATCTTTATATAATTTAGCTATCTTGCTGTCGTTGCCAGTAAACTCACCAATAACAGTGTTAGAGTCTTCGTTCCAATAATCTTCTAAAGAAATACCGTCTTCCTGTAGTGCTGCTTTTTTTGCGGTACCTCTACCGTTGTTAACGTTTGTTTGTTCTTCATGTAGTTTAGCATTAAACTTTTCTGTAATTAAAGCGTTCATATCGCTATTAGTAAGTCTGCTATACATAGGCTGACCAGTAGTAGGATCTACTTCCCTATCGTCAATCCAACCCATACCACCAAATTTTTCTTTAACAATATCTTGTAGATACTCAGCGGAGTTTAAACCCCCACCGCCTTCTATATCTCTGTTCTGTAGTGTTTGCTCGTCTCCCAATATTTGTTGAAATAATGTAGGATCTTCAAACGCTTTGTCTAATTCGTTTTCAAAACCCGCTGATTGTGACCTCCAAACATCATTATCTCTTCTTTTTGATTCTCTAACCTCATGCTCAGCTTTTTCAGCAGCCACCTCAGCTGCGGCTTGGTATGTGCTCTTAAAAGGGTTCATTTTTTTTAACCCCATGCTAACACCTTGACCAAGCCAAGAATGTTTTAGTTTATCACCCCAACCAGAATCATATAAATTAGTTTCTGGTGATTCCGAAGAACCACCCTCCAATGCTGACCCCATGTCGAATGGCTCTCCGTCCGGTGTCGCATCCGCAGAGCCGTTTGCCTTTCCCTCCAATTGAAGGTCAGGTGTTTCACTTAAGTAGTCTTCTACAGATATGTTTCTTTTTTTAGCGGCTTCTTCTATCTCTTCTTGAGTGTAAGAAAAACCGTTGCCGTGTATATAATTCATTTATTATAAAATTGGTTTTATTAAATTAGAAAATAGTGGATCGTTTATAAAACCGTAACCCCTCCCTCTATCCAGCGTGCTTATTAAATCGTTTTTAGACAGTTCGTTTCCATTTCCATCCAAATAACCACCATTTCCATCCGGTGTATAAACAGCTCCTTCAAAGATTACTTTTTGATCGCTTTTAATATCATTGGCTATTTTTTTAGCCACATCTCTATTTAACCACTTGTATTCATCATATTGAAATTTGTCTTTATTACCACCATTGTTGTTTTTGCTAGCTGAAACTTTCTTTTGATAAGCCTTTAATCTCATGTTATATTCTTTCTCAGCCATAGACATTAGCTTTGTCTTTGTGTACGTGCGCATCTGATCTTCGTTAAAACCAGAGTTTTGAATAGTACCTGTTATTGCTTCGTCTGATGAAGCGATCTCATCGTTCCACATGTTCTGCCAATCTTGATTTGAACCCTTGTGCTCGGCATCCCATATGTTCTTGATGCTTTGTTGTTCTCCAAAGATATTATCGTGGAAGGAAGAATACATTACATCTGTATTTGCTAGTTGCTTGTCTAAAAGTCTTTCTACTTGACCAGCATCAAACTCATGAACACCCGTGTTACCAGCTTCTTTAACCATGCCTTTTATTAACTTGTCATACCCGCCACCAAAATCATCAGCTCTCCTTACGTTACCCTTATCTAAGTCATCAAAAGACAATAAACTTACCGCACCACTATTGTTTTTTATTTGAAAAAATGGCTTTAAGTAATTAGGTTTCTCTGGATCTGTTTCCATATAAACAGCATAGTCCTCTTCTCCACCTGCTAACAACTTATTTAACGTAGCTGTTCCAGCACCCTCTGAGTAGTCTCCATTTGCCAACGCTGCTGAATGGTCTTTTAATATTGCTTGACCTCTTTTAAATTCTGAGGCAACTGTCTGGGCGTCCATAGCCACTCTGTTCATAGCTTTTTTATCATTACCTTGAACCGCAAAATCCATCTGATCAGCAAAGCTTTGCATAGTAGAATGCATTAGATCTTTTCCTTGTTGGTTGTAACCATCCGAAGCTGTTATAAACATTTCGTCTATATTATCCTGCATAGCCTCACCCTTTTTTTGAGCTCTTTCTTTGTCTTTTTTCTTTTCAAAAGTCCATTCTTGAGCCGCTTGTGTCGCTAACTGGGTAAAGACGTAGAATGGATCAGATTGTAAATTATCCATTTCTTGCGCTTGAAAATATTGACTGTAAGCGTTTGCTATCCCTTGATCTCCTGCCATATTAATTTATTTTTTTAAAGTCAACGTCGATTTTACTATAATCAACCATGTCATAATCTCTTCTATGTACTACCGCGTTCTCTGGGACTTCGTCAGCCATAACACCCGTATAGGTGTTATTATCCCACTTAAATCCTTCCTTGTATTTAAATGTGTAGATGTTTAATCCACTTGGCGATTTGCCAACTAACTTTATACTACGCTTGAGCCTTCTATCACTAGCCGCCGCGGCTATTGGAATTACCGCCCCTATCACACTCCCCAGCCCGCTGTTTTTTCCAGCTTTCTTTGTTGCGCTAGCGGATTTTGAAGCCGCACTAGCACCTAAGGATCCTTGTAATAACGTGGATATTCTGTCTAATTCTAATTGTTGAGTGTACATATCACCTTGAGCTTGTAGTTGTTGGATATCAAAATCTTGAGCTCTATAAGATTGATCTAAAGCTAATTCAGTTCCAAGGTATTGGTTTTGATTTCTTTCTTCCCAACCGGTTTCTCTTTCCCAGTTTCTTTCAGTGGCACTTCTTTGTAAAGAGTCTATCTGACCGGCATAACCCCTCTGTTGTCTATCGATATCCATAGCTCCTTGAGCCGTAAGCAAGTCTAACCTAGATTCCTCACCTCTAATCAACCTATCCATATCACCAGCCTCACCTCTTTCTAATTGGTCTAATCTAGCTGACTCCTGAGCGCTTAAAGTTCCTAATCTAGATTTTTCTTGTAATTCCTGTTGTTGCATTCTAGCTTCTTCTTGAAGCCTCATAGTGTCCATTCTTTCCGCACCTCCTCTTTGTGCCCTGTCAATATCCCCAGCTTCTTGTCTCTTCAGCTGTTCTAATCTACCTTCTTCACCGGCTTTCATTTGATCAAGTCTCGCGTCTTCACCAGCCCTCATCATGTCTAGTTTAGAAGACTCACCTCTTTGGAGTTGATCTATTCTCGTTTGCTCTTGCAATCTCATTTTTTCGTTGTCAACCTCTTGTCTAGCTATATCAGCTGAACCAGCTCTAGCATCTTGAGAGGCTTGGTTTGCTAAAGTTTGAGCTAAACCAGATATACCACTACCACCGGCAGCGCCAGATAAAGCACCCATTATATCAGCTCTACTTTGAGCTTGTTTTTCAGCGGCAAAATCAGCGGCTTCAGTAGATATACCAGCTTCCTCCATAGCGTTCTCCATACCTGTGTATTGGTTTTTCAAACTATTGTATTGGTTGTCTAGTCCTGCAAACTCATTTTCCATTCCTGCGAACTGAGACTTCATGCCAGCCCATTGGTTTTGTGCTCCATCAAAAACATTTGACTGTCCTTCAAAGACATTCTCCATATCAGCGAATTGATTAGTCATTCCACTGTACACATTACCCATCCCCTCGAAAGCATTACCCAGGTTAGCATATTCGTTGGTCATACCAGCGTATACGTTACCCATGTTCTCGTAAGCATTACCTTGATTAGCAAAAGGGTTTACAGCATCACCGTACGGGTTGTGAACATCCTGCATAGTATTAGTGACATTTTCATATGGGTTTGATCCCATATCAAAGTTCATATACATATCCTCATACTTCTTTATAGAACCAGCGCCTAAACTACTACCGCCGCCCGAAGACTTCTTTTTTCCCTTTGTAAAAGGTGATGGTTTTTGAATTTTATTCATTTTCTTCTTGTTTAATCATTTCTTCGTGAATCTTGTGATGCGTATAAATTACACTATATTTTTCGTCTAAAACCTCATACCCTAACTTATCACATCTTCTTACAATACCACTATATGTTGTCATTGCCCAGGTTATTCTACAGCCCTGTCTTATAGCTTCTTCAGAGCAAGCCTCTATCAACCAGGTAATCATCTCAAATCTATCTTTACCCTTATAGTTTGGGTCAGAGACTAGGTAATCAACATAACCTACAGTTGAGTTTGTTAAATATAAAAAACCAGCAGCCATTGGTCTACCTTCTTTTTCCACTATAAAACCACCTAAACCACCCTCCGGCAACATGTGTGATTCTGGTGTTACGATGTGATCATATGACTCCCACCATTTTACTAGCGTGGAATAATCCTCTAACTGTAGCGGTCGAATATTATACTCCTCCATCATCTTCCTTTTTAGTCACTTCCTCATAAATTTTACCATGAGTATACATTACATGATACTTATCTTCCAAAACCGTGTGCCCCATTTTTTCAGCCATATCCGCAAGATGATCGTACGATGTCATTCCCCAAACTATTCTACACCCTTGTTGTAACAACACTTTAGTGCAAGCTTCTTGTAGTTTCATAATCATCATATACTTATCTTTGTTTTCATATTTTGGGTTTGATATTAAAAAATCTAAATAACCCATTTTTGAATTTGTTAAGTACATAAAGTTAGCTGCTATTACTTCTCCATTTTTCTCAACCACAAGTCCACCTAACCCACCATTTGGTAGTAGATCAGAAGTCGGTACCTTTGTGTGGTCGTATGATTCCCACCAACTTGTAAAAAGTGTGAAATCTTCAGCCTTGATAGGCCGAACGTCATATTTGTCTTCCATTTTATTTAATTTAATTACCTATATAATCACACTTTTTGTGGATTATTTACTACTTTGGGTCATTTCGGAGCCAACTGAAAACAGTTTAGCTGAGTCGGTGGAATCGTTACGCATTTCTACCTCTGCAAAATAACCTCTAACTCCAGATATATTTACTTTGTTTTCTTTACCAAAGAATATAAAATCCCCATCATTTGGCGTTTGAGCCGTGCTATCTACTTCTACATCTACTAAGTATTGGTTAGAGCTAACGGTAACAACTTCTATTACTGTTAAATTATCTATTGAACCCACAAAAGAATTACCTGACCAAGCTAATCCTCCTATAAGACTAGAAGCATCAACTCCTGCTGTAATATACTCAGTATATGTTCCGTTAGCTGAATTTGCAGTTCCATCTCCATTCCATATTCTAAAAGCAAATTTACCTGCAGAGTAATTTGAAATAGTATAAGTAACCTTGTAGATTTTGCCTGTTACAATACTTGTATTTCCTTGATTAAATATCCACAAGTAAGGATTAACTCCTGAAGAATTAAGTTTACCTCCTGCTATTGTACTTGTTCCAAATAAATTCCAATCACTATTTGTAGAAAAATCACCATTTCGCGCAAGCTCTTCGCTAAAATAATCTCCAGCCGCGGTCTCTATATTTACACACTTACCTAACCTTTCAATATCTCCAACCTGCTTACCGTTTTCTATTCTAGTAAAGTATACTATATCCCAAGCGCCATTATCTACGTTTGAGGTAGAGGCGTTTACATCAGAAGCCTTTGCTTGTAATGATGTGTTAATGGGTTTTGTTAATGCTAATCTTACTATTGCCATATTATGCGTGGTTTAAAATGTCATTTATATTTAAAGTTATATAAGTATGTCCACCAGCGTCAAAGCCATGTGTCACGCTTATCTGTCCAGAAATTATAACCGACTGTGTGCCTGTATTGTCTATAGTGTAACTTAAGTTACGATACTGAACAGTGGAATCTACAGTTTCCTCTGACAACGTAGAATCTTGTCCAGTTACTTGAGTAAAGTCTGCTGAAGTGAAAACCCCGTCAGCAGATATATCATTCGCGTGAGTGCAGGTGAAACTAAAATCTGTAAACGTACTTTTAGTTCCCTTTTTGCCGGAGTAGTAAAAATAATCACTATTGATACCACCACTAGGTAGCACCCATGACGTATCACCAGTTTCTATTATTTGTAGTTTAGTCTGTTGTAGTGGCCATTGCTCTAAATATATAGTGGTAGGAGACTGCTTTAATCCTCCTGAAAAAGTGCTACTAACACTCTCTGTTAATAAAATTCTATAATTAGTGTTCAAAGTAGTGCTTGGGAAGTTTAAAATAGTGGAGTAAAGTCCATCGATACCGATATAAGCTGTAAATTCGTCAACAATATAAACGGCGTTTGACTCTGGTCCAATTTTAGGATTCTCCGTGACTGCAATTTTTAATTTCGCACCAGGATCTCCAGTTATGTTTAGAGTTCTACTCTCTCCATACGGGCTAACGCTAGTGGTTTTCATGTTCCATCCATATATCTTGTCACCTACGGCTGCTACGTTTGCTTTCGCTTTAGCGAAAAACTCGATAACATCAGCTGTCGGAGGGCTTGATAATGGGCGTGAATAATTCACTGTAAAACTATACGATTCGTCAGTACCCTTAATTACCGAGTAATTATACCTATTAGGATCACTAGTCTTCATGAAACTAACGTGTGGTATCGCAACAAACTTATAGTTTGTTTTTGGGGTAAACTTTCTACTAGTTATTATAGTTGAAACACTATTAGGCACACCATCTAAAGACGCGGATAGCGTCGAAGATTGATCATCATCAACTCCAGTGATATTTGTATTTATAGTTACATTTGCCATTTTATTGATCTATTGCTAAGGTTGGTACTCCTGTTATATTTATATATGATTCTACATTTTCATCTGGAAATAAATTACCAGTACTATAATCGATAGTTATTGGAATTTGAATCACGTTGCCGTGATAACCAGCAGAACTTGATCCACTACCTAAATCAACTAGCGTTCCAATCGCTACATTTGGATTTGAAGTTGTGATTCTAAATTTAGAGGAAGCAACAGCATACTTAAGCCCTCCAACTGTTTGTGCGTGTATATACAGGTTTTTCGCTACAGCTGAACTACTACCAACCTCTAGGTTAGTCTTGATAACATTTGTCGTTTGTGATCCATCTGTTGGTGACGTGTTTACGGAGTATGTTACATCATCAATTCTTAGTGTCGTGTTTGTACATCTTATGTTTTTAACAACACCCTCGGCATCCCAAGTCTTCAAAAAGTGTATCCCATCCACGCCGCTTCCAAAAGTAGTACCATTCCACACTTTAGAATTATAAGTAAAAGTACAACTTATCTTTCCATCAGTAGCTCTACGTCTATTGTCGTTGGTAACGTCAACCATGTTTTCGCCAGAGAATCCAACTGGATCCGAAGGAGTGTTAGTGAACGTGATATCCGCTTCTATATGGTATTGATTTCCGTCTTTTAAATTATCAACGATTCCAGTTAGGTACCTAATCTTAGGAGCATCATTATCTGTAGATAAATTAGACCCATCGTGTTGCTGGAATATTATTTGAGAAGAACTCTGCGCTTCATAGCCAGTTGTACTATCAAGAGTATCTTCTGCATGCGTTATATCAGGATATCCTAGGGTTCCTATGCTATTAGTATAAACACCACTACCAGCTCCAATAGCATTAACTTCTGGTATTGAGTCTGGTAAAATAGCTTTTAAGTATAGTGTTTTGTAATTAGGGTAACCTCCGACGTTCACGTCACTAACCACACCTAAACCTTGAGATGTAAAATCTTTAATATCTATATCTTCTTCTGTTTTAGATACACCTGTTATATTATTAAACCACTTTCCTTCTTTATCTATAAAGTTAACAACTTTTGCCGATTCTAAATCCGTGTTTATAGAGCTCGTGTACCAACCATTTTTTATTAACTGGTCTTCTTCTCCAACACTGCTTTCATATATTCTAGACGTAGTCCCTTCATAACTTAATGTATCGAAATTCTTAACCTCATCAACAATATCGTTAAATATAAATTTAACAGAACTCTCGTATTGAGTGTTATAGAAATTGTTTCTCAAAGCATTGGAATGATGTTTCCATATATCACCATTTTTCCATGTGTAGTATTCTCCATTCAAAGATAATCCAGACTCAGGTAAGAATGATTTAAAACTTGTCCAACCGTTAACTTTCTCAGAAAAACTAACAGTAGTATCTTCTAGAGTTACATTATATGAATCTCTATTTTCGTCATAAGTACCAATTATTGTGTTAGCATTTGGTAAGTTGTATTTAAAATAACTAATCATGTCTTTGTCTGATATAGGCGTTAACCCATCAGCAGACAACCTCAACACCGCCCCTCTGTCCCTATCTGTAAAATAAACTCTGTAACCAAAATTAGCAAACGACTCTGGGTTTCTAGATATTCCATATTCCCCTACAAAAGGAATAGCTTGTCCTAACACCTTACTGGTTGAAGTCATTTGCATACTTCCGTCCGCGTTGTATAAAGCATCTTTATTAGCTAGCACCTTCAGTATCTTGTCCTCACACAGCGCTACAATATTTGTGTTTCTAGTAAATAACTTTTGAATACTACCATATTCCGGGTTTAGATCTTTGGTTATGCTCTCTGCTTGTATAAATTGATTAAGCTCGTTTACTGAACTTATTGAATTATATATTCCAGAAAATATCAACCCACTACTTCTTTTTTCTTCTTTATAAGTTTCTTTAAGTGTCGTGGACACTCTAGGTCCCTTGTCAATCGTAACGGCGTTGAAATCATCCCTAAATCTATTTGACTCCACTCCATTCCCAAAAGAAAAACAATTGTGCCAGTCTAGTTTGTCAGGGGGTAGAGTAACTACCACTTGCGTTCCATCGCACTCCACATCATCTACCAACTCATAATCTTTGAAAAACACAGTATCACCAAACTCATCCCTTTCTGACAACCTTACTGTAACACCACTCGGTAGAGTAGATCCCGGATCGCTATCGCTAGAACCTTGTGGATGCCAAACGTCATGATCTATTGCTATCTTGTTAGGGTTGTCACACCAATCGTAGTGTCTACCAGTTTTAATACGCGTTATTGGTTTCGTCTCGTCTAAAAGGTGTGTTTTGACAGATACTTCATTAAGCTTCGCCATACTTGCGTAGGTTTGTGTTGTATCAGTAAATTCAATTCTAACTTTATAAGTAGAGTAGCCACTATTTGCTGTTGAGTCTGGGGCAAACACCCATTGATTGATACCAGCTTGTAACGATGGCCACTGCCCTGGTAAAGGATAATAACTTGTAGTAGCACTTCCATCCCAACCTTGGATTATCACCTTTATTCCAGCACTCCCACCTCCTACTAATTGAGTATCGTTATCAAGTTCCAACACGTCTACGGCTAGTCTATATTCCTCTCCGTCTGTTAATGTTATTACATCACTTGTAAGACTAGCATAATTACCTGCGTTTGTGGCCGCCGAAACAGTAATAGTAGCGTTTGCCGCATCATGTACAGCTGTCATATCAGAATCTAAAGTCCAGTTCTCAACCCCACTAGTTGCACTGGTTGTGGTTGGGGTTTGAAACTGAGAGTTGGAAAGAGTCTCCACTCCAAGAATACTAGTATATGGTAATGCCGGCTGACCAGCTGGTTTATATATAGTACCAATATCTGTTATTGTAGCGTAATTACCACCACTACTTGGGTTTGTGTAATCGTTTATAGAAGCGTTGTTTAGAGCCTCTATGTACATACCGTCTTTTAGAAACACTCCCACTTTAGGTGTTTCGTAATATAAATTTAAATCCGCCCTTTCTTTTGGTTCTACCTCGAATACAGCTGGATTAAAACTAGCCTCTGTTAATTCGCTAGATCTTTTTTCTATAATTTGTATTTGAGAAGTTGTACCATCGGTTCCATCTTTAAATGGAATTAAGGTGTTATGGGAGTTATCGTTGTTCCACCCATATCCAGAGCTAAGAGTTGCTGTTGGACTCCAGACAATAGGTTTATTTAATTGCAAATCTATCCTATAACCATAATTCTCCTTACCGTGGTTAAGGAAGTTTCCGTCCCCATCTTCACCGTACACATCACCGCTAGGCAATTGAGCTTGGAAGTTTTTGATCGGTGCTGATTTCATTACTTTTTCGATAGTATATACCGTTTCGCTAGGGTCATCATGCCATCTAAACTGTGTACCTGATTTTGTTAGTTGTTGTAAAAGTTTAAAGTTGTTAAACCACTGCCCAGACAGCTCATGCTCAGCAGCGTCAGCCCACGTGTTAGTGTCGGCGTTAGTTGTTGGCGTAGAAGATGTAGTTCCTCCACCTGGTGAGCTATCAGCCCCAGTATCTAATTCCCCAATACCATGAAAAGCAAACGAGCAATAGTTGTTACCCATAACAAAGCCGTTACCCATATTTGCGTTGTTAGTGCTAGGCATACCTTCGTACCCTTCGTAGCTGCTCGACCAATTCCAACCCAGTCCTTGAAAAATACTAAATCTTTGCGGGATCTCATTGTCAATAGGTTCACCGTAATCTTCTTCTAAAAATGTTCCTTCCCAAGTTGCTGTGATAGGGTTTGTCCAGGCAGATCCACCAACTGTTAGTGTTTGGTCATTCATGTAATAAGCGTCGGTAACACTAGCGCCGTTATAATGACTTGCGCCCCAATTAAAGTTATCCTTATCTCTTAGCCAAACGTCAGTATCTTTCCCCCTTTCATCCTCTGTATTTTTAGTATCATCATCCTCCCAGCAATGTGCCCAAAAAGCATTTTGAGCATTGGTTATGTTATACCCAACGTCGTCCGCACTCTGCTTACCGCTAACGTACCTTTCAAAATCAGAATCTTTGGCTATCTTAATAAAGAACCTACCTTGAAAATGATTATCAAACTCATTAAACTCTTCTCTATAATACTCTAAAAATAACTTACGAGATGAACTGTATTCTGTACCGACAAAAGCAGCATCAAAACCAAGTGGTTCGACTAAAGTAAACTCGTAATAATCTTCTTCACCAGCATAAGCATCGGTTTGTGGGTCTGCATCTGGGTCTTGAGCGTGATTAACCCTAGATACATGTAGTACTTCGTGATAATTTGAAAACAAACTCGGCTTGTTAGATATCAGCTGTCCAAGTCTAATATATCTACCCGTTTGATCATCTACAAGAGCCTCATACAAAGCTTTGTTTGATGAATCGTGCACTATGCTACCTTTGATTCTAAAGGTAAGCTTATCTTGTTGTGGGTAACCGTCCGCTGTACCGCCGTAACTAGACTGGGAAAAGAATTCTAAACCTTTCCCGTCGGAGTTGAATATTCTTCCCCCAACGTTTTTTCTAGTCATTTTTATAAAATCAGGAGCACTACCTCTTCTCGCTAAGACCTTGTACTTGGTTGTTTTCTCTGGGGAAACAGCTTTATCACTGTTGTGCTCTTTTTTCAACACTAAATAGTCGTCTTCCTTTATCTTGTTGTAATCACTAGAAGGAAATGACAACCAAACATGGCTACTGTTTTCCGCTTGGTAAACTCTGTCTAAAGAGATATTGTAGTAACTAGCAGCCGAATCTTTTATAAAGTATTTATAGTGTGTAACCCACTCTGGTGGAAAATTATTTAAAGATGCCGTTATGGTGTTTGCGTGCACAGCGTTTTTTTGGTCAACACTAATCAAGGCTCCATCCGTTGAAAACACGGGAGACTGTCTCCCAAACATGTCTAAATATGATATTCCAACCTGATAACTTCTAATTGATTTAATAGATTTACCAACATCTTCCGCTGGTCTAATCCACTTGCTACTCAACGACACCGTGATATCAGGTTCGTCGGATGGCGATATGTCATATTGCTGCGTATAATTTCCAAATATAATTCTATTAGCTGATAACTCTTGTGATAAAGCTCGTCTTGGCACGTTATCATAAGGTCTTAACATCTGTTTGCTTTCAACCAACGCGTGATACTTTTCTTTAGTGATCTCAAAACTTTCAAAAGTTTGTAACTCAGGGTTCTTGATTGTCGTAAACGTATAAACGTTGGTGCTATTTGACTCTTTATATAAAATATCAAGCTCTACAACCCCATTGGGTATTTTATCAAAACCGCTTAACAAGACCCTCCTAACGTTATTCTCCATAGACAGGTTATACCCGTTTACAGCGTCATACTTATAATCTTCATTAGGTAGGAATGCCACTTCGGTAAACGCTGATATAGCTGAATACTCTCCGTCCTCATATCTCCACCTATAAGCAAACCTAGGAAAAACTTTCTCAAACAACGGATCGCTATCGACCAATTCACAATCCCAATACTTGTGTTGCTCTAATGGTAGCTGTAAAAGACTGTTATCGATAGATGTGATTTGAAAATCAAATATTTTTCTCTTATCAACACCCGTTCCGTAGTCTATAGTGCTTACGGTCACAGGGTAAACCTCTACGTTTTTAAAGTTCCCAGAGAAATCAGGACCAAAAGCAATTTCTACTTGGTTTTTTGTTTGGTTTTGCAACCAATAAACCTTGTGAGTCCCATCTGTTGCGGGTAACTGTACGTGGCCATCAGTAGTATTTGACACCCACCCAATACCGCCTTGATCAACGGAGGATGTTACTTTGTCATGGTTGAATAGCTTTATTGTAGCTCTTTGTTCGTGGTCATCGGGGTCATAGTTGCTGGAGGTAATATAGTATTCTATCGCGTAGTATTCGCCGTCTGTTAATTCGAAAATCCCATCATATGGTGGATCGGTGGCTCTTTGTCCTGTTGAATCGGCTGGATAGGCGATTATTTGACTAGTAGTACCAGCTGAAACCACACACTGACTGCCACCACCCCAAGAGATTCTATTATCACCATCATTTGCGAGACAACTAATATTATCAAGTGTACCTCCGCCAAGCGTACGGTCGGGCTCAGCTTGTGGGTTGCACCCAATAATATTAAGCCCGTACGTCGTTCTATCACTCACACTAGTATTACCAACGTCATAAGTAATAGTTCGCGTTTGGGTTGTTGGAGTGGTAACATTACTATCACCTGTATAAACAGTGTCATAGTTAAACACTTTTGAATCCTCTAATCTAATGCGCCATCCTTGAGTGGCGCTTCCACTACTTGTGTTAATACCATACTGTGTATAATCAAAAGAGACTTTATATTCGCCATCGTGTTCAAAAAACAATCTAGGATTAGTTTTACCGTGATAGCTTGATTTCTGAGTGATATTAGGCCAATCGGCACCATTATCAGTCCACCCTATTATACCACTATTAGTTGTAAACCCACCACCACGCTCCTCCCATAGGTCATTGTTAAGGTCTATATCCGTTGTCATAGCCCCATCATATATCATTTCCAAACTAGTCGTCCAATCCGCGCTATTTGCTGTTGTTGAGTTTAAAGTGGTGGTACCACCAGAAAAAGATAGCGTTGTTAAGCTAGCAGCAACACCCGCACTTACATCAAAATCAGAATCATGAATCATATCACTCCCTTCTGTGATTCCGTCTTGCCATGACTCCGGGGCTTGCACAGCTGTACCAGCATCGTTCACAAAATAACCATTAGCACCCCTATAGTTCCACTTTCTCTTCGAACTCGGACTATCCTCCCAGTTGATCTCGTCTGTTAGTTTTACAGTTACAGTTATGTCATCACCATTTGGAGCTTTGTTGGAGTTTGTTAGTTTCACTAAATCACCTACTTCATAATCTGGTTTTGGCTCGAACACGAGCGGTTGAAGTCTAACCTGAGTGGACGCCTTGTGCTCTAGCTGTATATTGTAAACCTCAACAATACAATCATTTCGTTTATAAAACGAAAACCCAGCTCCAGAAGGTTGACCAGGGACAACTTTTAAATATTTTTCAATATTATATATACCAGGGGCCACTAGAGTTGCCCCGTTTCCATTAAAAAATAGTGGAGGACTATGCACCGTGGTATTTGTGGCAGCATTCATCGTGCTTATCCCAAACGGTGCCCAATTATCAACACTGTTTGCAGTGGAATTATCTTGTATAAGGTGCACGGTGCACTTAAACCTATAGTACGAATCATCACTACTAACCTTTAAGTTGGTAGCAAAATCATGAAGATATTGCCACCCGGTATCTGGGGCGGTTGCAACATTATTTAAGACTAGTAAGTTGCCGTTAACGTTGTAAGTGTCTGCAACACTAGTGAAAGCGTCACCACAGTACTTACCGTCTCTAACGGTCCACCCTCCACCAAAATCGTTCGGTGCACTAGCTAGTTTTTCTTCTGGGTCGTAAAGGTAAGCGCCGTACCCATCATCCACATCTAACAACGTGGTTCCATCTGCTTTCAAGAGTGGTTTGTTGGAGCTAGCACCAACTGGTTTTACCAACCTAGTCCCATCCCCGTCTATATAAGTCCAGAAACTAGCATTACTAAAAATGTCCCAATACCCAATCACTATTCTTTGCCCTTTTTTCCAATAATCTTCTTGATCATCAACACCTTCGTTTTTACCTATCCCTAACCATAACCTTCCGCCGATAAGATCTTTAAGCGTTACCGCTGAACTAAACCCCTTGTAACCCCCGCCCTCATGAACACACCAAATATGTTGTAAGGTTTTAGGGCCAAGACTACACCACAGCTGCCAAGCTTTCTTGTAGTAATCCGTTTGTGAGGTAAAATCGTTAACCATGTTTACGGGTGCTCCTAGATAGGATGCCACCACGGTGGGTTTATCTGCTAATTCAAAAACTGGATAATCAACACCTACACCATTATCTCCCGGTGTTAATGACGACCAATCAGGGCCCACATCAAGCTGCACCATGGTGTCATGACCTAGGGAGGATTCTGCTGGCAATCTTTCCAACCACATAGCGTCACTACGCAAATACGTGTGTAGAAAGTTATTGTATCTCACCACGTTCCCACTACCATCAGCAAAGCTGCGACTTCTACCTTCCGGCGTGGTATTCATCGGTGTCGTGCAGCTAGTTTTAATTACAGAACCCTTCGCTTTGCTAGTGTTAGTAAGCTCCATATTAGGGGCACTTAAAGGATACTTTTTAATTAAAGTAATGTCTTCTTCTTTTATATTTCTAGTATATGTCCCGGTAGCGTCTTTTACTTTAGTTGTTCGATTCCAATCAAAAGCCACTTCCTTAACAGATATATTATCGAAAGTTGTACCAATTTCCATGGGATTAGAGGATTCGTTTTGAACCCAAAGTGAGCTTGCTGTATAGTTTGAGTTGGGTGAATAATATCCAACCATGTCAGTAACACCAGTTGTTAAGGTCCATGTATACGTTCCAGGTGATGAAGCCCAGAGAGAACTATTACCGAGCTTAGTATACGTACCATGCTCATCTACTAAAACAAAACCGATTTGTCCACCAATAGTTGATCCTGTAGCGCCAATATCCATAGATACGGTATATGTTTTACCTCGCTCTATAAGTACGTTAAGTTGTCTGATTTTAGACCATTGACCGACTGCGGTTATTATTTCCGCAACACCACTTGTTATATCCCAACCCGTATCAAGCTCCCAATTACTATTGGTATCAAATGCACCATTTGTTATAAGTTCTGGACCTTTAAAAGTGGTGGTGCCAAAATTAGCAATACCATAAGAACCAGCTTTACATCTTTCTATATTTATTTTTTTAGGCTCATTAACACCATCGGTCCAGAATAACATTCCATCTAAGATGTTTATTCCAGTTATATGGTCTACTGTATCGAAGTTTAAAAACCTATTAACTTCCTTTACCTTAACGTTATCTATTTTAAAACCTTTAGTAGAATTTATAGAGTCAAAGTAAAACACAAGTTGATTTTCTCTAGCAACACTATCACCCTGTATCCACTGCACTTTTTTAACACCAGTAGAGTATATGTCACAAGGCATATCGGTGCTGTTTGGACCATGGTTTGATAACACTAAACTAGACTGCAGGTCCGTGTCTATTGAAACCACCTCAAATTCCACTTCGTATTTACCCCCTTCTTCAAAGTTTACTTCATCTACAAATAAACTTAGGTATCCCGCTCTACCCCACGCAGCATTTGCTGTCCCGCCAGATATCCCCCAAGATATACCCTCATTACCAGCGTTGCTTACTACCAACGCTCCATTGGTAAACGGTACTCCTTGATTATCCACCACATTCACGCCACTGTAATTTGAGTTTACATCTGTAGAGGTGAAAGTTTGAGTGTAAGAATCTTCCATACCAAAATCAACCAATACAGGAGATACCGTTCTAGATTTTAAATCATACTCCGCTATAGCATCTGTGTATATACCGTGGATAAACCAATATGTTTTATCACTTTCTCTATCCACGATAGACCCAACGCATTTAGCGCCAGGTATAACACTAGATATATCCGAATGAACCGTGTTCCCCCAAGTGTTTTGGAGAGAGCCAACGTCATCACCTTGTGAGGTTGAAACCTCAACATTTAAAGCATCTCTGTATTCGTTTTTAGGAATCAATCTCTCATCGAGATCTTTATTCATCTTCCCTCCTAGAAACGTATTTTTAATCTCAGGCATTTACTAGTGTTTTATAATTTTAGACATACCTCTTAATGTCTGCGTAATTTCTTCTATCTTAATGTTTGATAATCTAATCTTTGCTTTTCTAGTTTCAGCAATCTTATCCCTTCTAAATCTCATTATAATATTATCTGGTATACCAACTCGAGTTGACAATATTCCGTACGCGATCCATTTGTACATCGCTTCTTCAGCAAATTTGTGAACTTGCATTTCGGCATCTGTTCCAAGACTATCACTTATATACTTTAAGATTACAGTTTTTCCACTGATATTAGAGCTAAAGTGAATTTTTCCTGCATTTTCGTCTACATAAAAAGAACCATTGGTTTGAGCGTGCCCTGGTTCTAATCCGTATCTTTGCCCCATCGCTGAAACATAATAATCATCATTATATGAATCTTGATTTTCTGATGGAGCGCTATTATTATAACTATCCCATGTTGTAGAGCTCGTGTCTGTATCTAAACTGCTATCAGTAAAAGTATAGTCACCATTCGTGTCTTGAGTTACATCGGTTGGATTAGATGTCTTGCTAGTAGGATATAATACATGTTCTACCCCCGCGCTATCACTCCATACTAGTTTTACATAGTTAACATAGTCTTGTGGTAGCAACATTTGTAGTGTAGCAGGTACAACTATTTCCTGTGCTTTTGTAGATTTAAAAGTGTCAAAACTTAGTTCCGCTAAAGCTCTTTGAGCATAAAACGCTATGGTGGAGGTTTTTACTTTAGGTATTAAATTATCTTCCCCTGTGTAAGCGAAGATAAAGTTATTTATAATGTTATCTAAAGATACAAATTGATATCCTCCAAGACTACTCCCCTCGTAGTACGACTGCTGTGTTTGATCGTCTAATAATCCCATGTGTTATGTTATTTCGTTTGTGATTCTTTTGCCATTGCAACTTGCATTAATTCTGGATTTTTAATACTTATACCTGCTAAAGCTAAAATCTTTATTACTAAAGTGTTTTCTTCAGATTCGTGTAACTCAAAATCCGTAGACGAAGCACTGTTATATAACGCTGTGCTGTTTATCTCTGTGTAACCCCAAGAAACCTCACTTGGTCTTCTTATGTAATTACACTTTATATCTTGTGCCCAAAAACTTAAAGTAACATCCGTAGTGGTGCCGGTTGCGGCTTGCGATAAGGTTAACTCCCCAGTGCTCGCGTTAATTGCGTCAACATTTGTGCCACTAGGTATGTCAGTGCCGGTTATTTTTTGCCCAACTTCAATAGAACTTATGTTACCACCAAGGTCAACCGAAGCACTAGTATCAGCGTCGGTGTCTCCATTTTGAGTAAACGATTTAATAAACTGCTTTGAAGCATCTGTAGCGTGTTGAGGGTAAACCCTTACGTTTGAACCGTCTCTTACTAACACAGGTCTTTTTAAGTTGTAGTTTGCTAATGGTGATCTTTCTATTTGTATGAGTTCTTTTTCTGTAACTTCTTCTATCATTATGTTTTCAAGCCCAGCAGCGCTCCCATCTCTAAATACCTCGCCTAATCGATAGAGGTTTGTTGGTAAAGCAGCATGAGTAACTGTTACACCTAATTGCTCCCTGCTAACTTCAAATGGTTGTATTTTTTCTATGGTCAGCTTCTTAACATCGTTGTATTGGGAATTGTTTTTTTGAGAAAACTCAATTGCACTTAATTTGAAAAAATAATTTTCAAATATATCGAATTGAACTTGATTAGCAAATAAATTAAATTGTTGTGGGTTGATGTACCCTCTTTGTTCTTTGTTAGCGATTGCTAAAACTCTTTGATATACTGTATCTATATTTATTGCCATAATTTTTTTATTATAATAAAGTAACCACCCCGAAGAGTGGTTACTCTACTAAGGTTGTTACGATCTAAATCGTTTTTCAATATTGGAGTAAATCTCCATTCCTTCATCAGTCTTAAACCAAGCGGCTAAGGCTGAGTATGGATGTTCGTCGAACGGAACATTCATTAGTTTTCTATTGTTAGAAGCCCAAGTAAAAGTTCTTTGGTCTTGTGATAAGCTTATTATACCCGTTTCAACAGCTTTAATACCGAAGTTTCTAAGAATAACATTCTCATCATTCACCAACTCTAAGAACAATGCTGGATTCCTTTTAGCGTATATAAGTAAATCTCTTTTAAGCTCCTTAGAACTCATCCCTGACACTCTAGAACCTAACTCTACACGCATAACAGCTTCAGCCATATCCACGTCCATAGTTGACGCTGCGTTTAAAGCTGCTATCTCTGTTTCTATAATACTAATATCATCTGTAGCTACCTTAACGGTATCTAACTCGTGATAAAGCTTGTCTTTCATTGGGTGGTATAAGGATAGTAACTTTTGCAAAATCGTCTTATTCTTGGGAACGTGTAAAACACCGTCTCTAAAAATAATATGATCTAATCTATGTTCTCCTTTCATCTCATCAACAAAACAAGTTTGCTGATTTTTTGTATACTTTAACTCTCTCTCATACCCCTTCTCTTCATCGAAGTAGTAAATATCTGCTGCTTTTATAATGTGAGATAATGGGTGTTTTTCTTGAGATAGGTAGTATTGTCTATCTTTAATTACCCAGTCTTTCTCTATTTTAAGCTGGGGTTTTTCATTTTTTTCTGTAAGTCTTTGGGATTGTTCTACTATATCGCTTGAACGATCCGTAAACTTAATTCTTTCATTTGCCATAATATAATATAATATAAATTAATAAATAAAAAGGACCGAGGCCGAAGCCCCGGTTCTTTAAAAATTGTGATTAGTTTAACATCATGAAGTTATTAGCTCCTTGTACAACTAAACATCTTTCAGATAAGTAATGAACCATCATCTTATCAATGTCGTTTGTCTGCGCACCAACAGAACCAGTAACCCAAGTTTTGAATTGTCTGCTTTCCATTTGTGAAGCTCTATAACGAATGTGTAAGAATGGTCTCTTAAGGTTTTTACCTAAAATCTCATCGTAAACTGAAGATACACCCGCTGGGATTATAACTCCTCTCACTGCATTAACAGTGTCTTGGTCGTTAAGAGATCCTCTCGTACCTTTGTCATTTAGATATTTCCAGTCAGACTTGTAGAAGTCGTAAGAACCTCTTCTGAATCCAGAGAAACCTAAGTTTAAAGCCATATCTTCTGAGTTGTTGAATACTCCATAAGAAGTACCACCAGCCCCATAAGAATTCATAGAAGCTAACATGTCATCCATTGCTAACGAGGTAGCTCTGTTTACGAACATCATGTTTTCTTCAATCGCGCCTTGCTTGTCAAACTCTGCTAAGATAGCATCAAATTCAGCTAAATCAGTAGCAGCGTTAACACCTGTAATACCAGATGATTTATTACCTCTATCTTCGATAGCTGCAAATAAACCTTCTGTACCAACCGGCGTACCATCAGTAAAACCAATAGCTGCTTCAACAACTGAATCTCCACTAGCTTTAACAGACTCAATCATACTCATCTCTAAGTGATCAGTAAATCTAGCTCTAGTGTCACCTTCAGCTTTTAAATACCATAAGTAACCTGATTGACCTTCTTCTCCAGTAACTTCAACCCAACCAATCGCAGATGCATCAGATCCTGAAACCTGGTACATGTCTTTGATAATAATTGGCTTGTTGCTATAAGATTTGAAAGTTGGCTCGTTAGCTAAATCTTGACCAGCCGAACCCTTAGTGTACTCAGAACCATAAACCATGATAACACCAGTGTTAGCGTCAGCCATTCCAATAGCAGTATCTGCTAAATCGTTAGTGTTATAAGGTACTGCTGTAATTTGGTTTGTTGATAAACCACCAGCTGTTGAATTGTTAGCTACTGATACGTAACATTTTGCAGTTTTTCCACTTGCTGTAGAAACTACTACTGTATCACCAACACGAATACCGTGTGAGTTAGCTACATAAGTAGCTCCCGTGTCAACGTGACCTGTAATTGTAATTAAGTTTGAAGAGGCTGTTGTAACTGTACACGTGTAAGTTAGGTGTAATCTACCTTGTTCTGACCAAACTACTTGGTCTGAAGACATCGCTTCTTCTGCGCCTACCGATGCTAAGAATCCAGAAACAGTTCTTTTTCCAAAGACTTCAGCTTCTTTTTCCATTAAATCCGGTAAGTATTGTTGTGCCCAACCGTCAGCTCCTGAGCCGTCAGTTGTTGTAAAATCTAGATAATTTGAAGATAACGTCGCTTGTACTGCCGACGGCGTTAAGTTTAAATTACCTCCTGGTGTAATTGCCATTTTGTAATTTTTTTAAATTGTTAATTTTTGTTTTTAATTTTCCATTTAAAACTAGCAGAATCATCACCCAACACTTTAAATTTTGGACCACCTGTATTTTGAACCTCTCCATGTGACTGTCTAGGATCCATACTGATGTTCTTAGATTTAGCTACACTATTTTTCATAGCGTCAGCTTTACCTTGGTCATAAAAGTGTTTTGCGATTGCGTCAGGGTTCATAGCTGTGAATAACGATTTATGATAACCCGCCGCGTCTTCTAATGCGCCAGTCTTTTCATTAAGAAACTTTCCTATGAAATTGTTGACGTTACTTTGGGTTGTTTTAATCTCATTTGCATTATTAACATTATATCTAAATCTTTTATCTCCGACATTGAATTCAAAACCTTTGAACTCTTCTCCAAAAAAATTATCAGTTTTAGTGTTAAAGTTAGCATTTAATGATTCACTTCTTTTCTTTGACTCTTCCGTAGTCTTTTTGTATCTATTAAAGAAATCTTGAGCTTTCTGTTGTTCAGGCGTTAACCTACTTCCAGCTTTGAGTTCTTCATAGTACCTGGACTTTAGCCCGTCCAAGTGGCTTTTAGCGCTGGCAACTTGCTCTTTAAGCGCTAATTTTTTTCTCCTTACCTCTCTATCGTCGTCCATATCTTCGTCGAAAGAGAAATTGTCTTCCATGAGGAAGTTTATTTCTTCATCATCTAAATGTGTCTTTGTTTGTTTGTAATACTCTCTTAACAAAGAGGTGTCATCTAGACTACTGTAATCTTGACTTAACTTGACGTAGTCAACTAAATCCCCACCCGTTTCATTCATAAAGTCTATTAACTTCTGAACTTTTTCTGGTAAGGGCGTTCCTGTTGCTTGAGAATGCGCTATCGCTTCTTCCGCTTCACCAGCAATCTCATCCACCTTCTCTTCTACCTCCCCCGTGATCTCTTCTACCACAGAAGCTTCTTGTTGAGTTTTTTCTTGCTCTTGAGTTGGAGTTGCGTTTTCAACCTCCTCAACCTTAGTTTCAACTTTTTCTTCTTTAACCTCCTCGCTCTCTTCTTGAGCTGGTGGTTTGCTTAAGTCTACCTTGTGTACTGTTTGTTCTTGTGTTGTTGATTTCCAGTTTTTACTTAAATCAACTTTTGTGACATTTTCCTTAGGTTCTTCTTTAACCTCGGGAGTTACATCAACTTTTGGTTGAGTAGTTTCTTCAACTATCTCTTCTACTTTGTTTTCTTCCATAATATAATATAATAATAATTAATAAATTTACAAACTAAATCCTCCGCTTAGTATATCATTACCTGCTTGCTCGAAGTTTTTAGGTGGTTTGTTGTTAGTTCTTTGGTCTATAAGCTCACTTTGATGTGTCGCTTGAGTTTTTGTTCTTTTGTCTTTACGATCTTGATTTAATGTCTCTTTAGATTTAGCCCCATCAACCTCAAGTTGTTTTAATTGCATTTGCAATCCAAACTCGTGGTTCATGAGTTCTTTCTTTAACAAGAAATCGTGTTCGTTTTTCCCTTTTTCAATTTCAGCTTTAGCTGTTTCTAACTGGACATCTGTTTGAACTTTGGCTTGGGCTTTTTGAATTTCCATTTGAGCAGCTGCTGCCTGTGCTTGAGAATTAGCTTGAGCCTGTGCTTGCATATTTTCTTGTTGAATCTTTTGATCTCTTTCTTGCTTTTTCTTTCTACGTATTTTTAATAGTTGATTTGCAAGTTTTATATTTTTAATCTCCCTAAGGTCAATGGCATCTTCTAAATCTATTATTTGTTGTTGAAGTGCCATTTGAATATTATTCTCTAATCTAGATCTTTCCTCATCATCAGGTTGTAAACTTAAGAATATACCGAAATCATATAAATGTAGTTCCCCCATTTCCTTTAACGTAGCAACGTTGTGGTTTCCTATAGATTGAATAAAAGCATCTTTAGTTGGAGAGTATTCTATAATGTCAGATATTCTTAGTGATAAGCATTCCGCCACCTCTGATGTTAAGTATAGGCCCGATTGTAGTATATGTCTAGTTGCTGTGTTTGAATTTGCCGCGGCCAGTTTTTGTAACCCAACCAACGAATCAGGATCTGGAGCATCAGACCTAGCCTCATTAAGACCAGTCACATCTCTTATCATCTGCATGTAGTAGTTGTAATTACCTATCAATGCTTGAAGTTTGTTTCCACCACCGCTGCTGTTTAGTTGTTGAATAGGTATTTTACCTGGATTCATATCACCGTCTTGAGTAAACGATCTACCAATAACAGATCCCGTTTGAAAGAACATGTTTAAAGCTTCTTGTGGGTTATAATTTGTTCCATTACCCAGATCTATTTCAGCCAAACCATCAGCGTCTAAGTAAACACCATCGGGTATCATACGTGATAGTATTTGCTGTATTTTCAAATGGGTTAATTGGATCATATCCGCAAAACCAGTTACACGTTTAACTAAACTTCCTATTCTACCCTCATACATTCTTGGGGCGCAAATAGCGTAATTCATTTTAACTTTTGTAAAATTACTCTTTGGGCGCATCATGTTTTTTGCCATCTCCCATTTAAGTAATTTTTTCGATCCTAGTATGTAAGCTCCCTCGTAAAGTGTCTCTATAGATCTCATCAATTTACTAAATTCTCCCTCCATTCCTTCTGGTGGGTTAAATTGATCATCTTTCTCTAATACTTTCTCACCACCTGTACTACCTTCTTTTAACTTGTAAACCTCATTCATGTAGGTTTTATAGTTGAAGTATAATACTTTTATTTTATTAGTGTCTTGTTTTTTTCTATTACCAAACCTAGCGTCACTGTTGTTGGTTGTTTTAACTAACTCTTCTAAATCTTCGTGTTTTAAGTGTGGGAATTGTTTTGCTAGTTCGTTTATTGGAATTTCTTTTACTTCACCAACATAATATATATCTTCAAAATAAGGAGAGTCTGTGTGTGAGTAAACTAAATTAGCTGGATCAACATAATCTATCACAACTCCTTCTGATGTGTTAAATGAGGTTTTAACAGCCCCAATCCCAAGAACGGTTAAATCATAATAAAACCTTCTTCTTATTAACTCATAGTTGTTACCCGTGAATAAAACATTTAAAGCTTGTTCTTCTGCTATTTCTACGGCTTGCTTGTAACTAAGCTGCATATGTAGTTCTAACTCTTCCTTGCTATCAGGTAGATCATCATCATCTGTTTTAGAGAAATCAAACCCAAAAGATTCCTTCACCATAGCGTGGAAATCCTTTAAACGCATATCTCTCATTACCGTTTCCATGTGCTCCGTCCTCTTGCTAACTCCAAATGGGTCTTGAGAATATGCTTTTATATCATAAGCTCTTTCAGCCATACCGTTAACAACGATATCTACAAATTTGGGTATGATTGGAACTGGTTTCCAGTCTAAATTTAAATAGGACAAATCACCGTTTATAGATAACTCATCCTTATATTTTTGTGTAGACTGCTCGCCACGAGCATATAACCTTAGTTTGTGAAAATCGTTCTTATTAGCTACATATCTATTTCTTGTGCTATCTTTCTCGAACCACTCACTCTCTATAGCTTTCGCAACTTTAAGGCCATATTCATAACTCATTTTTTCAATATCGCTTACGACTTGACTAGGAAAATGATTATTAATAGATTGTGCCATATTTATTTTTTAATTTGTGATAAATTACCATTATTATTATACTTGGCAATATTTATGTTTAATTTTGGTTTTTCAACCTTTGCGTTTGGAGCGTATAAATGTCTGTTGTTGGCCATAATAGCTAACCCAGAACTTATCGACGCATCGTGCTTTGTTCTTTTATTTATATCAAACCTACTCCAATCGTTCAGCAGTTCGTTGAAATATAAATCTCCAAAAGTCCCATCTTGCTTTATACCAACGTGATCCTGTATGTACATTTCGATTGCAGCGGCATGTGCTTGTTTAATATCTTCTGAGGAATTAGGTATTCCTCCAACTTCTTTCTCCGCAACAGATAATTTGTTCCATATTTTATCAGGTCTATTCATACTAAACCCTCTATACCCTCTACGTCTCAGATAATACAAGAGACGAGGTTTATTGTTCTCCGCGAGTATAGGCATCCCATAAAATACTAAAGCCATTAGAACGTCCTCAAAGAACATCTCGGCTGTTGGTGGTCTTGATAGGTATTCTAAAAAGAAACTATTAGCCGGAGCATCGTCCATGCTAAACCTAGTTAAACCGTGTAAAGCTCCTTTAGATCCAACCCCATCTACTGTTCCTGATATATCATAACTGTCACAACCAAAAGCTCCCATGTGTTCGTTACCAGGATATTTAATACCATTTTTAATAATAACCCTGTTTTGCAGTTGTTGAGATGGAACCCAACTAACCTTAAATCTTCCTTTTGGATCTGGGTAAAATATAACTTGAGAATCTTTAATACCATTCACCCACTGGAAATTACCCCTTGTAATCCCTAGAGTTCTAGACATCTCGTCGTTATAATCTATTTGTTCGTATATCTTAACTAAGTTAAATATACTTCCTTTTGTCTCATCTCTAAACGCGTGCTCAGTTGTTCTGGGAAACTGACGGTAGAATTCATTCAAACCATCTTGATCGTCTTTTAAACCATCAACTTCATTTTGCCAGTTATCTATTACACCTACATCTATTAGTTCACCGTCTGGTGCGAATCTATCGATATCAGGAGTAGTAAAGACTGGAATTCCGTGCTCGTCAATAAACCCTTCATAGTTCCATTCCATTGGGATAAACAAAGAGTATAAACCAGACTTTGTCTGACCATTTCTATTTCTTTTTGTGACGTCCGAGGCATTATATAGTTTTTTAAAGTTTTCTCCACCCTTGTCTAAAGCATTTGAAGTTGAGCCCATCATACATTTACCAACTATTCTACTACCTAATCGTAAACATGTTTTTGTAACTCTCCAGTTATTTAAAATATTATCAGGTCTTTCCCATTTCCCACTTTCATCATGTACTAGTAGGTTTAGTTTTTCACCATCATAACTATTATCTCCAGTGTTTTTCCAATCTACCGTTGTGTCCAGTCCCTGAATGTCTTCCAACTTTTCATTCGCTGTGATCTTCTTCCTCGTAAACTTACTAGCAGGTACACGATAAGCAAGTTCGGACTTAGGGCGATCCATACCATCTTGTACAGGTTTAAAAAAGAATGGGTAATTAATTGATATAGGGACAACTTTGTCGGTAAACATTTTTTTAGCATCAGCTCCTGATTTAGATAGTATTCCATATCTACTATCACTCGCAAGAGTGGCTAAATTAACGGTTTCCGCAGAAGACATGAAAGAAAATCCAGAACGTCTGTTTTTAAGGTAACACATCCCATAACACCTTTTATCTACTTTACAGGCTTCCCAGAATAAATAGAACAATCTATTTGCTTCTCTAAAATCAGGGGCTCCAACGTCTATCTTGCTCCACTGCAAGTACATATAGTGTGTGCCTGTTATATAAGTTGATTTTCCATTGTTTATAAACCAAAAACCCTCCTCCCTTCTTTTGAACTCCTCATCTATATAATCAAACCATTGTTCTTTTTGCTCTTCCGGATAACTCCTCCAATCAAAAATATTTTTAATGTTTTTTAGCTCTTTGGGATACTCGGCTTTGACCCACTTATTTTTCTTGTGTTTAAAGACTTTTTTTGGTGGTTTGGGTAGAGCTATCTTTAATCCTTGTATCTCATATATCTCACCTATTTGCCCGTTGTGAGACAACACCACAATATCATGTTCTTTGTCATAACCGTGCTTCCACTTCTTACCCTTGTTAAGTCTACTAATAGTAGTCTTTTTTATAGGGTCGATTATTTTATATAGTGTTTGTTCGTACATTATTTTGATCTTCCTTCTGCGAACCCTTTAAAAACTCTTTCTTTCTTTTCTTCCGGCGTTCTACCCTCGAGTATATTCTCTTCTTCTTGGATTCTATTAAGTATTTCAAAAGCATCAAATATCGCGAGTTTTTTAGTGGCGGCAGCATTTTTAAGTCTGTCTGCTGTAATATCATCTCCACTATCAACGATAGCCTCTTTCGCCACTTTAATGAGTTCTTCAACTGCTTTGTGCCCAGCTTGGATTATACTCCTCTTCGTTTCCTTGATGTTCATATTTGATTGTAATAAAATTAGATAAAACTCGATATAGTCTTTCGCCATCAACGATAAACTCATATTCACTATTTGGTCTATAACCAACTAGATCTCCAACCTTAACCGTACCGTCAGAATATTTAACGATACCTTGTAAAGGTTTTTCAGGCTCAGTATTAAACTGATCTGTAGCTTTCAAGGGTATTACAAAGCAATATCCCTTTGGAGCTATCCACTTATCATTTCTTTTGTGTAAAAAGATTTGATCTGGTGTTATAAAATAGATGTTCTCATTAAAATAACTTCTACTATTTTTTTCATCTCCATTCACGTCGTGCCACCTGCGAAACACGTTGTGATGTACAACGACCGTGTCTCCTGGTTCTATATCTGTATTGCCAATTATAGGGGTTGATATAACCTCTGCCTCCCTGTTAACATACTGATGATTATAAATCTCAGTGTTTAGAATTAACTCGTTGCCGTCTAACTCCTTTGTATTGTTATATCTTTCTCCCTTTGGCTTTACAACGAAGTTGTAAACACTCTCCACTAGTACTCTAGATTATATTCTACAGATACTGCCATGTTTTTGTTAAAGTCTTTCCACGGTAATACGTCTTTTCCTTTTTTTATATATATAGAGTATTTGTCGTCTCCTTCTAGAATATCACAGATCGTGTGACCGCCGTAAACTTCTTGACCCACCGCGTAATGCATCGCATCATTCTTATAATCTTTACCAACACTAATCTTCCTTATTAATTTCGCCATCTTCATATCTTATAGAACCATCGTTAATATCTATGTCAAGAGTACCATACTCATCCTCAAATTCCTTTTGTAGGTCTAGTAACACGTTTTGTTGCTGAACTAGATTATGTATCATGCTGTGCTTTTTAGCCGCTACCACACCCACCTCGTGGTGCATGAGATTAATATCTTTAACCACGGCCTGTAGTTTTATTAGTTGTTCCTCAGATATTTTTTCTGGCTTAACCCCCGTTAACTCTTTGATCTTAGCGGTTGTACTGTTTTCTTTTTTTACTTTTGTTGTCATTTAATTTAATTTAATTTAACTTCCATTGTCCCCAGCTAGAATGTACTATTTTTAACATCTCGCTTTGGCTGTACTGTTTGTACCCTTCTATTTCTTTTGGAGTTTTACCCCTAAATTTTATAATTCCTTTCTTTGTTTGAAAAAAGAACTTGTTGTAATTATATCTAATATGTTCTTTTTGACTTAAGTACACTTTGAACCTACCTCTCTTTTTCTCTAAATCTAGAGTATCTACAAGTTTAGACTTTAAAATAACATATTTAATCTTGCGATCCATGTGAGACTAGTTTGGCTTCGATTATATCTAATTCTTGAGCGCTATTGTTCACGCAAAAAGTTGATATTTGTGTTCCATTAAGGAAGTTTTTCTCGCCACAAGTATGGTACAAAAATAAATCCTGATCAAATTGTTGATTTTTTGGATAACCGTTGTTATATGCGTCAGTGATCCTACTTGGGTTTATCGCGGCGCCATAAACACATATATCGTGTAACCAGCCGGTAAAATAATTTGCATGCCCAATTTCAACGTCACAAGCACCTAAGTTTAAAAAAATAGGCTCAGATCCCCCATAGTTCCACCTCCCACCGATACTAGTCACATCACTCTCTTTTACTCCATTTATATATATCGCTGCCAAATCAGCCTCTCCATTAACCACAATAGCAAAGTGAGTGTCTAGAGTCTTAAAATCAGTAGCGCTATGACTTGCAGACATATAAAATTGACTACTTGAATCAGCGTTATCCCTTTCCACTATAATCGCCTCGGTACTTTCGTCCCAAAAAACGCGCATGGAAAGGTCTGGTCTTCCTGAACCCACTCTCAACTGAAAAAAAGTATCCTCATTTCCGATCATAACATTGCCATTGTGTTGCGCCCAAAAGCTCACAACCAGCTCGTCTGGTAATCTTGCTGTTGTAGCGTCTTGCTCTAGCTCGAATGAGCAGTGGTCGTTAATTCCATCAAAAAGCAAACTAGTATCACTGCACCAAACAGTAGCTGGGTTGTACATTCCTGGAACCAAGCCATTACCCAACATTAGTAAGAGTAGTAAGCTATTAAACCCCCATCAGCATCGGCTACCTGCATTGACACCGCTGACCATCTTCCATATATAGTCATACCAGCTGGAAACTTCTGCGAAGTATCTACGGTCTCACTGTTAGCGCCATGACCGTCATCTGGGGTTGTAATACCAAAAGAAAGATCTCCAGGGTCTGCCGCTGTTGAAGCACCATTATTTAAACCGTCAGTAGCCGGTGTTAACACGTCTAATCTAGTTGTAGCTAAAAAAGATATAGCTACTATAACTTTACCTGTTGGTGGTATTAAGCTATTACCAATCGTGGCTCCATCTAAGAATCCACTACCTAATTGTCCAAACGCTAGTTCTGCGTGATTTTTATATGCCATAATTATTCTTCTATTGTCCAGGCTTCTTTAGCCAGCTCAGTTAATATTTGTTGATGCGTATAGGTGTCTTTACCATATAAAAATCTTGGCTTATTACCTGTGTATTTTACTAACGCTTCGCTTTTATCTATATTATATCTTAGCATACCCGCGTTACGGTTTAGTAGTTGTGAGAAATCAATGACAGAGTTTTCATCTGTTATTTCTGTTGTGTCTAATATTACGTATGTTGCCATGTTTTTGTTTTAATCGTCAGGTGTGTCTGTGCTAAATATTGCATCAGCCGCTGTTAATCCTGGGTTACCGTTTAACTCCTTGCAAACAACATTATCTATCGACCCCACAAAATCATTAACAGAAGAAGCATTAAATTTTAAGTATGTACTTGTGGCTACCAAATAATCAGTATAAGACCCAACTGCTGATGCATTAGTACCCCAATTACCTGTATATGCAGCAACATCTCCAGAGGTATAACTAGTAATATCATAAGTTATTTTATACGTTTTACCTGCAGTTAAAATACTCGTTTGATAAAGCATCGCGTTTGTACCTGAAGAATGACTAGCAACACCCCCGCTTATCGTCCACCCAGTCTCTTTTGTCCAATCTGAGTCGGTGTCAAAAGTTCCATTAGTAATTAGATCAGCTCCATATCCAGGATTATGCGCATCGTGAACAACTCCATTTGCTTTATCATCAAAAGGTCCATTACCCATTCTCCAATATCCTTGTAAGGCTGAAGAGTTATCGTAATTACCTTTATCGTTGTTTAGATCAAATGGTCTTCCAGAGTTGTACAGGGCTGCCACAGCGTCTTCATCTAAAGCCACGTTCCATATTGCCACTTCGTCCATATTACCTTCCACATAAGTCATTCCATCAAAAGCACCTATCTCAAAGTCTGCTGTATTATCTACATCCACACTGGAACCATAACTTATATTTGTAGTAGAACCATAAGTATTAGTGGTACCGTTTACATATATAACACCATCACCATCTCTATCTACAGTGACACAAATATGTACCCACGTATTTAAGAAACTATCCATTACAGCATCACCCGTCATGGCAAAAGCAACTACACCACCGGTTTTACCTATAACATATATTTTACCAGCAGTGGAGCTACCGGTATTAACAGTTCTTATTCTCCAAAAATTATCATTATCATCACGTTTACTAATAAAAGGCTGGTCATCTATATCATCGTGTGTAACTTTAGCCCAGAAAGAAACTGAAAAATCACCAGTACCCCTGTCTAATACGTCGCCAAGATTTAAATAATCACCCGAACCATCAAGCGATAAGCTGTAAAGTTGTTCGCTAGTAGAACTAGCTGTAGATAACGCGTTTCCTAATCCTAACATTAGTTACCTATGTAAAGCATTATTGGAGTTGCTGCGTTGTTTATCACTTTGGTCCATCTGCCATATATCGTTACACCTTTTGGAAAAGTAATCGTATCAGCGACTTGACCACCAACACCAGATTCTCCAAGGTCAGGAGATTCAACAGCATCGTGAGCCGCGTCATCTGTCCCAACGTACTCCAAGCCAGCTGTTACATCGTTGTCAGCAACTAAACCATTAGTAGCGTTAAAAACAGTATCCGCTAACATTGTTATTGCCACAAATACTTTTCCACTTGGAGGGGTTAGAGTAGCTGTTGTTGTGCTAATCATGCTTCCCATTTGCCCAAAACCGTAA